TCAGTTCAGCTTGGTTATAGGTCATCCCCGGAATAGCTCTGGTGAACTCTTGGAGGTAGTCCCAAGCCACCGCCTTAGCTTGCCGGTACAGGGGCGCGATGTAGGCCCCTCGTGGCCTTGGCTTCTGACAGGTAATGATGTCCCGGACTAGGTCGTTCAGCACCATAACCGTCTTGCCGAACCTTCGATGGCAGACCGCTATTGCCCATCGCTCTTTGCGGTTGTGGTAGTCGAGCTGAAGCGGTCTGGGGGCGTAGTTTATTTCGATGCGCTGTCGGACCATGTGATGACAAGCTCAATCGGCCCATCTTCTCCGGCAATCGTCTGGCTGACCTTTCCTTCTAGGCGGTCCCCGATTTCCTTCAATGCCGCAATGTCTCCACCTTCAGCAGCAGTGATAATGGCATTGGCCAAGGAGTCCAGCTTCTTACCCTGCATGACAGCGCGCCTTATAGCATCGCTCCATACCTTTGTTTTGGTAGCGTTTTTATTTCCGAGAGGGGCTCCACCGGGCACGTTATGTTAACTCCTTAATTTTTGACGCCTCGGGATTTTGTCACTTTTGGACTATTTGCACAATCCTACCACTTGACCTTATCCGCCCAATAAGCAGCAGAGGACTTCCCCTTAGCAATGTTCTTGGCATGGCGAGCCTTGAATGATTTGCGTTTCTGTTTCATCTTGTCGCTCTCCCCTGCCTTGGGCTTTCCTGCGGTCTTGGCTCCCTGCTCCCCAAACCTGATGAGCTTCTCGGTCCCGTCGTAGCAGGCTTTGACCACATGGCTCTTGCTTGGGTGTCCTGAAGTGCGCCTTGGCTTGTTGCAGGGCAGCGTGTCTTTGTCGAGGAGTCCGGCCATATCACTCCCTCTTTATGATTTTGGCTTTTTTCTCTTCACCGGGGAATAAAACAAAGTTGCGAGTGCCTTTGCCTGCGTCTCGGCTGGTTGCATCGAGGTACTTAATGCCGGAAATTCCGTAGCTTCGCAACGCCTCGCTAGTACTGACCTGATAGTTCTCGGTGTCGAACAGGTCAGGGCGATACCCCTCGTCGCGCATAACCATGCGGTGCAGGTCTTTGCCGGTGATGCTGCTGTCGATGCTACCGGACTCCTTGCGAACCTGATCGACATACTTCTCCCAATCAACATTGTTGGAGTAGTCAACCGGATCGCCCCCGGTCATCTCCGCCCACTCATCGGCCTCTTGGCGCAGGCGCATATCAGCAATCTTCTCGGCCTCTTTCTGGCTCATGCCGACCTCGTAGTCCGTGCCCTTAAGCGCCTTGATCACCTCGGGCTGCTCACTCAGCGGCTTATCCCAATCAAGCATCCGGTCTACCATTTCGTCTGGCAGGTCAGCGGTGTATAGGGAGCCTTGCTGTGCCTTGTATGCGCCAGATTCTATATTCTTAATTGCTTGCTCAATTAGTTCTGGAGATTCGCCGCTAAATGTAGTTTCGCCCTTTTTAGGCATGATGCTTTTTAAATGGGCAAGTGCCTTTTGCTCTCCACCCATCATTCCCACAATGTCAGCGGCGTAAGCGTCTGGTTTGGTCGTGCGAGAACCACCCGCTGAGACATAAGACTTAGCAACGGCAGGGCTTTCAGCAACATAAACCCCATGCCCATAAGCCTGAGCGCCCTCCCCAGTCCCAATTTGCGAAGCCCTGAACTCCCCAAGAGGATTGTCTGGCGTAGGCTCAAACCTATGCGGGGTGCCGTGGTAAACCATCGGCATATTGAGAAGGCCGGGGGTGTAGCGTGCTGTCGCAACCCCTGGGGCGGTGACGTTCATGGCCATTTCCATGGCTTGCTGCGGGGTTACCTGCTCCCCAGCTATTGCTCTGCCGGGTAACGTGAAGGCGTCCAGAAGTCCACGAGCCGCGTTGCTATACCCGAGGCCCCATTCTCTAGAACCCGGGATGACTTGACCTTGCTGATTGACCTGAGCCCTTACGGGGAGAATGTCTCCGTAAATGTACCCGGGCTCTCGCTGTACGTTCCCGAGAAGTCCTTGGGCAGTTTGCATCAGTCTATTCATGTCAGGCACTCAGCAGTAGGAGGATTTCTTCGTCATCTCGCAGCAGGCGTGCAAGTCGGCTCTCCTGAGCCTGCACCCTTGTTTCAATTTTTACAGCGGCTTTTTTTATCCGCTTGGCTAAAACCTCGTCTCCAAGGCCCTTTGCGATAGCGACTTGGTCGTCTGCTTCCTGCTGGAGCTGCCGGAGCAACTCGATTTCTTCTGCCCTTGACCGAACGACAAAGACTCGGCCATTGACCGAAACCCGTTTCGGATATTTCGATTTCTTCCCTGATGCCCCGCCTTTCGGGACAACAACAGGAACCCCGCCAATCTGAAAGGCAGAGTCCTGAAAAGCATTCTGCTGAAATGCGCTAGACATTCATCCAGGGCAGTTCTACGGCTCTCGGAACCGGCAGCTTTTGCCCCTCAATCTGGTCTTTCACCATTTCTTCGTAAACCTCAGCCCTTTCGCCGAGGGCGGCCAAGGTCCAGTTAACGGCTTCGTCAGCAGTAACGTCAGCCAAAGGAATAAAATTGCCGGGGTCAGGAGGAAGCAAACGAACATCGCTTCCAGCAGAGCCTTTAAGACCCCCTTCTTCTCCGAGGCACTCAAAGTAGCTGATGACCGCGACATCTGAAAGCGGGCCTTCATCGATGACCTCGAACTTCGTTACTTTCCAAGTGTAGTTAATCATTTGCCTTAACCTGGGCCTCTGCTTGGTCTTTGATTTTCAGCACCAAAGGCCAAGCCCCCGAAGATGTCGGGAGGTTGCCCAAGGTCTGAAGGATTGCATTCACTTCCTCAACCGTCAGTTCTAGTTTTATCATGGGATTGTGCTCGCTAAGAGATAGTAAATAGTTCCATTGAAACGAACCGCGATGGTTCTATTCGCCGCCGGAGTTCCCGTTCCGACGTTAGTTCCTTCTGTGTAAAAGCTCGGAATTGTATTCCCCGCTGACAAGTCTGAACTGTAGAATTGAACCGTGTCGGCCACGCCGGTCGTGGGGGCTGTTCCAGTAAAAACAGAAAAGGTATTGGTTGCACTAGTCCCAAACGTAGACGTTGCAAGTCCAAGATTGTTGGAACCATTCAAGGTCATGCGCTGGGTCGTGCCCCCTGCGCCAGCGCCTGTCCACCAAGTAAAAATACCTTGGGTTCCGCTCGCTCCCCATGACAAAAAACGCATCTGACCGCTTGCAGTATTGAAATCCATCGTGCCAGCAGATGTCTGATTTGCGCTTGTGATGGCTCCCCCAACCCGCACCGCCCCATTCACGTTGAGCTGCTGGTCTCCAGTACTTGAGCTTCCAATTCTAACTAGGCCGCCGAAGTAATTTACTGCAGTTCCCGCCATGTAGACGCCGAATCGATTAGTTCCGGATGCTATACCCGAGTAGAAACCATAGGTGATTGTGGCATCTGTCATGCCAGAATCTGCTAAGAATCCGTATTGCGCAGTAATCGTTGAGCCCGCCCCTTTTGCCTGTGGCTGTGCATAAAAATGCACCATATTTGCCAGCGTAAAAGTGGCGGCTTGCGTTATCGGCCTGCTTTTGTAGGTCGTATACTCGCCGGTGATGCCGCTTCCAATCGTAGGTTGCGCTTGAATTGAAGCGCCCGACGAAGAGCCTGATAATGTTCCGCCGATAACTGCTCCAATGGCAGCTCCTGCGGAAGTGCCTATGCCTATGCTTCCGAGCGCGGGGGAATTTGATAACACAACTGAGCCAGTTCCCGTTGAGGTCGTGACTCCAGTTCCGCCATTTGCAACAGCTAAAGTGCCCGCCAACGTAACGGCGCCTGTGGTGGCTGTATTTGGGGTCAGGCCCGTTGTTCCGGCGCTGAAAGAAGTGACACCGCCACCCCCACCAGACTGGGCGACCCAAGAGGTAACCCCTGCCCCGTCGGTCGACAGAACATACCCATTAGTGCCCGCAGAGGTCGGAAAAGTAAGCGTCCAGGTCCCCGCATCGGCTGCGGTGTTAAGCGTTACCGTGCCAGAAGATGAGCCGTTCAAGCCCATTGACGAAGCGCTAGGGGTTATTAGCGTTGGACTCGTGGCTAGTACGTTATTGCCGCTTCCCGTATTCGTGACACTAACTATGTTTTTGCTTGAATCAAGCGCAAGCGCGGTGCTTGCAGTAAGGGCAGAAAGATTAGTGGTCCCGTTTACCGTAAGATTTGTGTTGCAAGTTGTATTGCCTGCAAAGTAATTCGGAGCCGTTCCCCCTGCGTAAAAATTAAAACGCCCAGCAGCGGAGGCAATGTTTCCATAGAACCCATAGTTCGCGGTTGCGTCAGTTAGGGTTGCTTCCGCGTGGAATCCGTACTGATTTGTAATCGTTGAGCCCGCGCCCTTGGTTTGCGGGTTCGCATAGAAGTGAATGAGGTTTGCAAGTGTAAACGTGGTGGCTTCTGTGATTGGCCGACTCAGCACACCACGAAAAGAACTCGTGACACTGCTTTGGACTGTTGGATCAATGAGTATGGAATTGTAGAACGCCGACCCTGAAGCAGGCCCATCGACTTCAAACTGCTGGGCTTTTAACGTGGTGAAGGTCCCGGTAGACGCGCCACCAGCCCCAATCGGGACGTTATCTAACCCATCCACCACCACCGTGTGGTTGGCGTTCCAGTCGCTCGGAACAACCTCCCCCGCTGCAACGGAAGCAGGGTCATCCGGAATTGCCGATACTTTCGGATGGGTGACGGTGATTGCCATTTACTTTTTCTTCTTTGACTTCCCGGCCACGCTTAACGCGATGGCGACGGCTTGTTTTTGCGGATAACCCTTTTTCATCTCCGTTTTGATGTTCTTGGAGATTGTTTTCTGGCTTGAGCCCTTCTTCAGCGGCATAAAATTCCTCGCAAAACTGTTTAGCTTCTCGGGCGGTTTTCCACTTACCTAGTATAACGGGAAAATCCCATTGCAGGACGCTGGGCTTCCAAAAGTTCCGGATGACCACCCAGTTCTTTCCTCGCCACACCGCCATCAACCGGTGCTGGCCCGGCTCTACAATTTGGGTCCACCTGTCACGTTCTTTTTTCCACGTCATCGCCAAAGGCAACCCTCCAGTCTCCGACGCCCAGGGCATCTAGGGCGGATTGGTCAGTGGTTACGATGTGGACCTCGGCTTTTTGCTTGCCTATCCAGTCCTCCTGCGACTTTTTCAGCTTCCTAGCCGATGGCGCTTTGTTCGGGTCCTTGACCTCCATCAGAAACCACTTACCCCAGAAACTCACTAGGAGGTCCGGGACGCCCTGCCCGACCTTATGCAACGAGGTAACCTCGGCTCCGGCATCCCGCAGAACCTTCATAATGCGGGCATGGTTAGCGTCAGTTTTTGCCACTCTCATTCAATAGTTCCCATTGGGTTTTGAAGATAGCCAGCATGAACTTGACAGCTCTGGCGTCTGTATTCCCGTCTGCATACTTGTCCATGCTCTCGTGGCAGGAATGACACAGTGCAGCAACGCAGTGGTCCGAGGACTTCTGCCCCATGCCTTTGCCGAGCTGCTGGCTGTAGATTCCTGAGTAGTGCGCAGGAACGATTGTGCCGTCGTCCACTCCGCAAAGCTGGCAGGGAAGGTTACGAATGCGGTCTAGGTACTTCCGGCTCCTCCAAGGCTTCACGAGCGCCTCTGGGAGGCTTCTAGGGTTCTCCAGACATCAATGAGGACTAGCGCGGTCGCCCGCCGAGCCTTCAATAGTTCTTTCTGGTAGACCTTTTTCTCCAGCTCCGCGTTGGCCTCTAGGGCTTCCGGAGTCTGGTTAGCCCTGGCGGCCCTTTCGGCCTGCGTCCCGGTTGCCTCAAGAAACGCCACCTCCCGGACCTGTTTCACTCTGAGTTCGGCAGCCTCCAGTTGTGCGGAGGCGCGGGCGTATGGTTCGTCGCTATCGCATAGAAAGTTAAGGGCCTTTCCGACCCTTTCTGAATCTGGCAGACCCATTGCTTCGCCTTCTCTGGGCAGTCAAAGACCGCCCGTATCTGTTTGTTTTCCGTCAGGGTATATCTAGGCTCGCCGCCGACGAGAGCCTTGCATAGTTTCCATGACTGGTTTTCGAGCCACCAAGCCCCTCGCCGCGTCCACATGAACCCACCTTAAATGGTGAATGATGTCGTATATAGTATTCGTGTGGACGGAGTATTTGTTAGCAAGCGCCCGATTAGTCAGGTTCTCACTCACGAAAGCGGTCAGTTCCTCCCTCTCCCGCTTGGCTTCTTTGATAGCAGGGATTGAGTCCCGCCAGTCCCAAAGCTGTCGCCGGGTAATTCCGAGCTTCTTGCACACCGCCATGTCTGACACGTTATCCCGGACCCAAGCCCGGATTTCCTTCCGCTTCCATGCAGCGTGACGGATTTCCCGAACTTGGTCCTCTGTCAGAACGGCTTGAGGTAGGGCCTCTCCTCGAGCGGCCAGCTCAGAGGCTCTCTCTAGATATTCGTCGCGCTTCATCGGATCACCCTCAGTTTTCCCATGGCCTCGCGGACGGCTGCTTTGGCGGCCTCTCGGTCTATCTCGACGGGCTCTGGATTGACGCCGATTCGATGGGCCTGGGGTCGGCTTTCTTTCTGTTCTGGCCAGACATCTTGCCAGCCATTCACGATGCTGCGCTCCAGCATGGCGTCCACGTTCATTCCTTGCTCCACGAACCTGGATAACCGTGAGAGCATTCGCTTCTCGGCGGTCAAAGTGAGCGGTTTCTTAATGTCTTTGCGATGCTGGACGAAGTCTGCCCATAGTTCTGGATCTATCATTTAACACCTCAACGATTGCACTTTCTTCTGATTGTTCCCGAGTGAGTCCGCCATCATATTGCATGATACCTGCTCGCTCTTCCCATCTTTCCCTCAAACCTTTGTCCCTAAGGATTTCTAATCTCAATGCTCTTAATTGCGGATTGATCATATTTAAGACACACCCTCCCCATTTTCCGGTGACAGGCTTTAAGGCTTATTTCTCCTAGCCTAACTGTCAGTACAGAGCGGAAAGCCCTGCCGGTAATCGTTCCGTATCGGCCGCACTAGGGTACCGTGCGTCACCGTCGTGGCGGTCAGGGGTAGGACCGTTACCCACTCTGCGTTTGCTTGCTTTACTTCCGAGCTGCGACAAGCGCGCACCTGCTGACGTGCGGAGTACGAGTCGGGGTTTGAGCTGGCCCTGACTAGAGACCAACGACTAAGAAGGGAATCGGCCAGGAGGGTAGTCGAAGTCCTCCGTTCGCGCTCGATACGCTAGGCCGATGTTCAGGATATTACTGGTTCAGGCTTGGTGCAACCAGTATTTTGAAACTCTTGCATCACCCTTCTGGACAAGCTCAGAACGGATGTCGTGTCCTGCCTTACGGAGAGCGTATATATGACTCCCAAGGCGCAGACCCATTCCACGGTTAAGGGCATCCAGTGGCGTGAGCTTCTGGCCCCTCTCAAGGGCTTTGAGGACCTTTTCGCGCTGGGTCACAGCGCAGCCCCCACCGTGATGATAACCCCCCAGAGGATTAAGCCGATAACCGTACCCATGATGATACCCTCAAGTGCGTTTTTCATGTTTTTGCAGTTTCTCCACGAAAGCCGCCGAGGGATTCTTGATGACTCCCTGAGCGAACTTGCATACCCAGTGGTAACTAAGCCCGGTTTCTGCGCAGAGTCTGGGCCAATCTCCCCGCAGGGACTTAACGTACTTTCTAGCTTTTTCGGTCATGCTCATAGGTGCTTTATAGCAGCATCATACCAGCGAGTCAACCGTCAAGTGATGCTTGACAGTTGGCACCATTGGAACAGAAATAATGCTTGACGCAGGGTCTCGTGCTGGTAGGATAGTCCCACCAAACAGGTAAGGTCGAAATGAAAACAGTCTTAAAGTTTTTGGCGGAACTGATTTTCGCCGTGATTGTCGTGGGGTCGTTTCTTTGGTTTGGGCTGACCACCAGCCCGCTTTACGGGGGTTGATATGTGGGAAGCAATGGCACGCAAGTTTCAGAAAGAAGGACGTGGAAACTGGGACAGCCTGACTCGCGACGAACAGGCCAAACTCATTAGTGACTGGGTAGACGAAGAGGGCCGCATCGAGCTCCTGGCGGACAGCCCTGCCGACATCATCGGTATGGTTGCTGCGATGTACGTAGCAGACCCTGAAGATAAAAAAACCGCGATGGCCGAGCTTGGGAAGATGGTGTGTGCCACCTTGGCCGTGG